GTGGTATTAATGTCACAGTGTTGCATAATTACCACAGTGTTGCAAAAGTGTCACTGTGGTAAAAATGTCACAAAATTTGCATGGGGGACCCCTCTGGGGGCTTAATAATTATTATAACACACTCAGGGACACATGAGAAGCAATTTGGACCTCTAAATAGGTGTTTTATAAATGTCAAGTAAAAAAATAGCTTGACAAATGGGTTTCTCGCGCCCATAATGGGGTAAGAGGGTTGACTTTAGTCTTAAAATATGTTATAATAATGGTATTAAAGGTTACAACTTAAGAACACTTAAGAAACCAGAGAGTAAATTCCTCTTTAATATTTACACTTTAATTAACAATCTCAAACACTTAAGAACACTTAAGTATATCCAGACTTCCATTGTTTTGTCTTTTTAAATAAAAAAAGGAAAAAAATAATGGGCAAAGATAGGGTAGATATGTCTAACCAAGAAGTCCCGGTAGTGAAAAGACCAAGAGGCAATCCCAGTTTCTACAAAGGGATGCCCTCTCTGAACCCTAAGGGTCGAACTAAGGGTTCAGTAAATAAGTTCACTAAGTTGTCAAGGGAACTTATGTCCTCTAAGGGACCGGAGATAGTAGACAAAGTAATAGAACTAGCTCTGGAGGGGGATAGGCATTGTCTCAAAATGTGTCTGGACCGGATCATTCCGGTATCTAAAGCAGTAGAGATTAAACACGAACATGAAGATTTAGGTATAAACATTATAGTCGAATCAGTAAAGGCTATAGAACGTCAGGAAGAAGAAGAATATAAAGTCATAGAGGGAGAGATTACCAACCGGATTAAAGATGAGTGATATAAATGTCACACTTCATTCGGCACAAATGGAAATCTTTAAAAGTCCGAAGAGGTTCAAGATAGCTTCCTGTGGACGTAGATTTGGTAAATCTTATTTAGCCGCATGGCTCCTGATAATTAAGGCACTACAATCTCAAGAAAAGGATGTATTTTATGTAGCACCTACTTTCCAACAAGCTAAAGATATTCTTTGGAGCATCTTAAAGGACATTGGAAGGGAGGTGATCAAGTCTACCCATGAGAACACGGCTACGATTACATTAATTAATGATCGTAAAATATATCTCAAGGGTTCAGATAGACCGGATACATTACGAGGAGTAGGCTTATCGTTTGTAGTTCTTGATGAGTATGCCTCAATGAAACCGGAAGTGTGGGAGATGATCTTAAGACCCACACTGGCAGACGTAAAGGGTGAAGCGTTATTTATAGGGACTCCGGCTGGTAAAAATCATTTCCATAAATTATGGGTAGATGCACAGCTAGAGGAAAATAAAGAGGATTGGGAAGCATTTCAGTTTACTTCCACAGCAAATACCTTTATTGACCCTAAGGAAGTCGAAGCGGCTAAGAGAACAATGTCCACTCAGGCGTTTCGACAGGAATTTGAAGCCACCTTTGAATCCTTTTCGGGTGGTATATTTAAAGAGGAATGGGTTAAATATGCTGAAGAAGATGTATTTCAAGATGTATCAAAAGTACAAGGTCATTATGTCATATCTGTTGACCCGGCTGGGTTTGAAAAAAGTGACAAAGAACGAGGACTCAAAAGTTCAAGACTAGATGAAACAGCTATCTCCATTGTCAAGATTGTCCAAGATGAATGGTACGTTAAGGATATTCTACACGGGAGATGGGGCATTAAGGAGACAGCAGAAAAGATACTTGATTCCGCTGAAGATGTCAGCGCAACTACAGTGGGTATAGAATCAGGTTCTCTAAAGAACGCCATCATGCCCTACCTTGAAGACTACATGAGAATGAGGGGTAGGTGGATAAATATAACCGATGTTACTCATGGTGGTAAAAAGAAACAGGACAGAATTATTTGGTCACTTCAGGGCCGTATGGAACACGGTAAGATTAAACTAAGAAAGGCAGATTGGAATCATCGTTTTATCTCTCAAATGTTGGACTTTCCAAGCCCCTTGTCTCACGATGACTTACTGGACTCTCTGGCCTATATTGACCAAGTATCTGTAGCGGATTTCGCTCAATCAATCGACGTAGAGGAATGGGAACCATTAGATAATGTCTCAGGATATTAGTTACAACGATCCAAAACGATCCCTAAGTTCATGGGTAATCGGTAGGGTAAACCAGTGGGAAGAACACCGGAATACCAACTATCTCCAAAAGTGGGACGAATACTACCGTATCTGGCGTGGCATATGGACCAATGAAGATAAGACTAGACATTCGGAAAACAGTAGGCTTATTTCCCCGGCTACACAACAAGCAATAGAGGCCACTGTAGCCGAACTGGAAGAAGCTATATTTGGTAGGGAACAATGGTTCGATGTAAGGGACGATATTGCCGATCAGAATCCTCAGGACATAGCAATAGTAAGAAATAATCTCCAAGAAGACTTGGAACGTGGAAGAGTTAAAGATTCTCTCTGTGAGTCCCTTCTCAATGCGGCAATTTTCGGTACGGGTATAGCAAAAATTAACGTAAAGGAAGAAACGGTAAAATCTCCTCAGGATTCTCCGATTCCGGATACGTTGACAAGTGATACTGTAGTCTACGAAAATGAAGTAATCACCTGTAAAGTAGAACCCATAACCCCTAAAGAATTTGTCATAGACCCTACGGCTGCAAGCATTAACGAAGCTCTGGGCGTAGCACAGATCGTAATCAAACCTAAATACGAAATCATGGAGGCCATTAAGGAGGGTATTTATGAGGATAAACCCATTGGAAGTTATGATAAAGCAGATTTTGGATTTGATGAGGAAAATAGCAGTGTCTCCACAGACGACGATAAGGTAAAGATTACTGAATACTGGGGCAGGGTCCCGGTAAAGTTTCTGGAGGACGGTGATGAATCCATAGGGGATCAGTTTGATTATGATGAGGATGAACTCGTAGAGGCCGTAGTGGTCATAGCGAATGATGGAGTAGTCCTTAAGGCAGCAAGAAATCCCTATATGATGGGGGATCGTCCCTTTGTAGCTTACCAGCATGATCGTGTACCGAACAAGTTCTGGGGTAGAGGTATTGCAGAAAAAGGGTACAATCCCCAGAAGGCTCTTGATGCCGAACTAAGAGCAAGAATAGACGCTCTGGCCCTCACTACGCATCCAATGATGGGTGTGGACGCTACGAGACTACCAAGGGGAGTTAAGTTTGAAGTCAAGGCAGGGAAAACTATCCTGACTAATGGTGATCCAAGACAGACATTAATGCCCTTGAACTTTGGTTCCCTTGCTCAAAGCACCTTTACCGAAGCAGCCGAACTTGAGCGTATGGTACAGATGGGTACTGGAGCTATGGATTCGGCAAACAGTAACTTTGCTAATCCAAGAAACTCTACCGCATCCGGTATGTCTATGCTTCAGGCAGCGTCAATCAAACGTCAGAAGCGTACCATAATGAACTTTCAGGAAAACTTTCTGATCCCTCTGATCGAAAAGGCAGCATGGAGATACATTCAATTTTATCCGGAGCGTTACCCTGCCGGAGACTATAAGTTTATTGCTTATTCCTCTATGGGTATTATGGCAAAGGAACTGGAGATGACACAAATGATCCAGTTGCTCTCCATGACACAACAAGGGACCCCTCCGTTTGCTTTATTGCTTATGTCCATTTTTGAGAACAGTTCATTGTCTAATCGTGAGGAAATGAAGATGGCTATTGCACAGACAATGCAACCTGATCCGCAACAACAGCAGTTGCAACAGATGGCACAGCAAATGGAACTTCAGAAAGCTCAAGCGGAAATTAAAGAAACCGAAGCGGCGGCTATGAAGGACTTTGCTCATGCAGCTAAGTTCCAAAGCGAAGTTCAGGACAAGACTTCCGAAAATACTCTGGTTAAGGAACAAATGGAAATGGCCGAAAAAATGGCTAAAATTGAAAAACTCCGTACCGATTCAGAAAATATACAGTCGGAAACTATGCGGAATATTCCCGAAGTGGAACACCTACAATCAGAGACAATTCTTAATCTTGCTAAAGCTAGAGCAGAAAGTCAAGGGAGACAATAAATATGCCAATGGGTAAATACGGTCTAAAAAAGATGAAGAAATCTAAAAAGAAATCTAAAAAGAAGTGAGTGCATATAGTCACCCATTTTTAGAAGACGAGGATGAACCTGTAATCTGTGTTAAGTGTGGTAGAGTAGGTTGTGAGTGCGGTCCCGATTGTGAGTGTAATGCTTCATTCGATAAGACCCTACCTCCACAGGAACAATTAGTACAAGACTTTGAATAATTATGAATGACAGGGAGTTTTTAGAAAAACGAATAGACTTGTTTTCTTCAGAGGCTTGGAGTCTCTTTACTGAAGAATTAACTCAAATGGCTCAATCTTTAGAAAACATACAGACTATAGAAGACGAAAAAACTTTATACCTCAGAAGAGGTCAGGTGGATATTCTAAATATGATTATTAATTTAGAGGAAACCACCAAATTAGCGTTGGACCAATTAGAATAATCTAATCCCAACATTTTATCAACTCCATAATCTTTATAGACGGAGGTTAGCATTATGAGTAGTGTAGTTGTAGAAGAACAAATTGAAACACCGGAAGAAGCTAAACAGTATTCAGATATTACTGAGGCATCTCCAACGGAGGTACAACCTGAGTCAGAAGAACCTGAATTACCGGATAAGTTTAAAGGGAAATCAGTTACGGAAATTGTCTCTTCCTATGAAAATCTCGAAAAGGAACTGGGTCGAAAGGGTCAGGAAATTGGAGAGTTACGGCAATTAACCGATCAAATTCTGAAACAACAAGTTACCACTCAAACCGAAACCGCTGAAGAAGAAGAAGAGGTTGATTTTTTTGATGACCCTAACGCAGCCGTTAGTAAAGCCATTGAAAATCATCCAAAGTTTCGGGAGTTTGAGGAGCAGCAGAAAGTTCAATCGGCTCAAGCTACAACTCGTCAACTTGAAGCAGCGCATCCCGATTACTTAGAAGTCGTAGCAGACCCTAAGTTTCAGGAGTGGGTTAAGGAGAGTCCAATACGGACCCAACTTTATGTCCACGCTCATAATTATGATCTAAATTCCGCAATGGAACTCATGGGAAATTGGAAGGAACGATCATTAATTACGAACACCGCAAAGGCAGAGGAACAAAAAGCTATGAAGCGGAGTGAGGCATTAAGGACAGGAAAAGCCGTATCCGGAGGTTCTTCCGAATCCACAGCCGGTAAAAAAATCTACCGTAGGGCTGATCTAATCAGGCTTAAAACAACGAACCCTCAGAGGTATGAAGATTTACAGGACGAAATTTTATCTGCATACGCTGATGGTCGAGTCAAATAACCTATAAAGAGCTAAAGGAGAAATAAAATGGCTTTGGGTACGGCACAGCAGACCACTACAACGGCTGCTAATTTTATTCCCGAACTATGGTCCGATGAGGTCATAGCCGGGTACAAAAAGAACTTGGTACTGGGTAATAACGTAACCCGTATCAATCATAACGGTAAGAAAGGGGACACGATTCATATCCCTACTCCTACCCGTGGGTCGGCTAATGCAAAGGCCGCTAACACTCAAGTCACGTTGCAGGGTGATACTCATGGAGTAACCAACTTGAGCATCGACAAGCACTACGAATATTCTGTAGTGATTGAGGACATTGTGGAAGTTCAGGCACTTCAGTCACTCCGTCGTTTCTATACGGACGATGCTGGTTATGCTCTGGCTGCACAGGTGGATACCGATCTTTTTACTATCATGGAGGGTCTTCAGGGTGGTACTGTAGGTGGTTCCGGAACGTCTTTGTGGGAGAAGGCAAAGATTGGTAGTGACGGTACTACGGATTTCGTAGGTGGTACTTCTAACGCTGCCGATATTACAGATGCAGGTATCCGCGCAATGATGCTGCTTCTGGATAACGCCGATGTCCCTTCCGATAATCGGTGCATGGTTATCCCTCCGATCTGCATGAGCGATATGCTTGCTCTTAATCGCTTTACTGAACAAGCATATATCGGTGATGGTAATGCTATCAAGACGGGTAAAATTGGACAGATTTACGGCATGGACGTATTTGTCTCCACTAACTGCCCTGCCGTAACCACCACTAACTCTGTAGCTGTGCGTATCGGTTTGATGATACACAAAGATGCAGTTGCTCTTGTGGAGCAAATGGGAGTTCGTTCCCAGACGCAATACAAACAGGAATACCTTGGTGACCTGTTTACTTCCGATACGATCTATGGTGTCGGTGAGTTGCGTAACGATGCCGGAGTTGCTTTCGCGGTTCCAGCAGCCTAAGTAAAACAGAGGGGACTTTTAATCCTTAGAGGTCCCCTCTTACTTGGAGTTTATTAATGTGGCTAAAGTAATGACTATGGAGGAGCTTTTATCCGGTTCATCGTATAATATGGAACTGGATAAAATCAAAAATAGAATAAAGAGCCTCTATAGAGATATGCTTACCAAAGTCTACAAAGCAGCTAATCCGGGTGCTACTGTCAGCGATATTCAGTCCTTCCTTGACAATAACGATATAGATTTCGGAGAGGAAAAGGAAGAGTTCGATGAGGACGTAGAGAGTCTGGAAAACATTATGGATCAACTTCTTAAAATAGACGAGGTTGATCCCATAGTGGACAAGGAATTTTCTAAACCCGAAGTAGCTACGGGAAAAGAACCAAAAAATAAAACACACGATAAGGTTAAGGAATTTAATACTAAGGCTCTCAAGATACCCAAAGGCGGTCTATTTACACCTCCGGATAAACATAGTTTGCCCAAGACTTCCGCTTTACCTGTACCTAAGGGATCAATAAAACGTAAGATAGATGATAATCCAAAAGTAGACAAGAAAACTCTTAAAGCTGTTTGGGATGCGGAACGCCAGAAGTTACTTGATTTAGTAGCCAAAAGAAATAGAGAACATGGGGTTATTTTATGAAACCGATAAAGATGAGAAAGGCCGGAGGATTTAGAAAGACTCCCAAACGTAAAACAATCTCTAAGGAAGATAGTAAACGTAATATCGGTAGATGGTCTATGGAGAAAAGATTGTCATGAGGAGAGGAGCAACTAAACCTTTAGTGAGGCCGTTCCCTAAGGGCAGACAACATACTTGGAAACAACAAAAGTTATTTATGTACCTTTCCGATAAAAATCAAGATACGAGATCACCATTCGATTCCGATGATGCAGCATTATACGGAGACTATAGATCACTATATGGACAAGCAAGATATACTTCAGGGAGTTAAAAAATGACTGATTACGCTTATGACGATAAATGGTCCACAAAAAATGCACTGGCCGATAGTGCCGCATTGAAGGTTGTGGATGCCGATGAATTTCATACGGAATTTGGATTAATTGAAACAGCTATTGCTACTAAATCCAACAAGGCAAGTAACCTTTCCGATTTAGCCAGTGCTTCTACAGCCAGAACTAATTTAGGTTTACCAGCAAATGTAGCAAGTACAAGCGTAGAACAGACATGGACAAAACAACAAAGACCCCTTACGGCTGCTTTGACATTTGCAGCTACACAGACTTGGGATTGTGATTTAGCTCAAGACGCTACATTGACTTTGACAAATAATGTCACTGCATTTTCCGCACCTACTAATCAAGTGGCTGGTTCGTACTACACACTCAGGGTAAACAACGGATCAGGTCCCTACTCAATTAGTGGCTGGAACGCTGTATTTAAATTTCCGGGTGGAACTGATCCAACCTCTACGGCTACGGCAAGTGCTATTGATTTGTTTGTATTCCGTTCTGACGGTACAAATATGGAACTCATAGGCCAATCACAGGATGTAAAATAATGTATGCTTTATTGACAAAAAAGGAAGACGGAAGTTTTGATGTACCCGTAAGATGGACAGGGAGTAACTTTAGACATCCCGATCTTAAACCCCTTACTGGTTACACTATAACTAAACACGCTCTGCCTAATGGACACTTACCGTTCTTTGGTATATTTCCCCTTAATAGAATAGGAGTACCAGTGGGCAAAAGAGCTAAAGGTGATCCGGTGGATACTTTTGACGGAACCACAGTATCCAGAGAAGCTCCAGTAGAGGACGATCCGGATTATGTAGCTCCAAAGGAACCTACGGAAGAAGAGAAAGCTAAAGCAGAAGCAGATAGGTTAGCCTCGTCTAGAGAATTTAAAATTAATCAAGTAAAAGCAGAAGCTCAAAAAAGAATACTGGCTGTAGCTCCGGAATGGAAACAACGTAACTTTGGTTTTCTTCATCAGCAAGTTTCGGACAAGACCAAAGCAGATGCAGAAACTTCCACGGCAGCAGCGGCTACAGCAGCAGCAGAAGCCTCCACAGCGGCTTCTAAGGCCCATACGGACGCTAAAGGAGCCGAAGCTAACGCCAAGACTACGGCTGAGACAGACGGTGCTACAGATGAACAAAAAGCAGCTTATGTGACTGCTCAAGAAACTACCAAGACTAAGGAAGCGGAAGCGGTCAAAGCCGAAGAAGATTCCAAAGCAGCAGAAGCTACAGCTAAAGCAGCTAAAGAAGCACATGATAAAGAGAAAGCCGATATGGTATCCCAAAAAGATATGTGGGAGAAAGTAGACAGCATCCGGAGTAAATCGGACGAGATTGAGGCAAAGATAGCCGAAATGGATAAAGATACTGTGCTTGACTTTGTAGTGGCTACTGACTCTAACTGGGAGTAATTAATGTTTATTTTTCCTAGTGGAATACCAAGTGGAGCCGGAGGTTACCAGCCAGCAGGGGCTTTGTATCTTGACGGTTCTGCTGATTATTTAAGCTGGACACCATCTAATGCAGCATCAAGTAACACAGATAAAACAATATCTTTTTGGGTTAAAAGAGCAAAGTTTGGAAGCGTCCAATGGATTTTAGATGTATCGTCAAATGGCGATCAAATCCAGTATACCGCTGGTGATAAACTAGAAGTTTCATTAAACGCTACAATCGACACACATTATACGACTACAGCGGTTTATCGTGATCCAACAGCATGGACTAATGTCGTTGTTGCGTTTGATACTGATAATGGAACAGCGGCGAACCGTAAACGCCTTTGGATAAATGGTGTTCTCCAAGAAGATGCTGATTTGGATAATCACGATGATCCAAGCGATGGCGATAATGTGGATTGGATGAAACAGTCTATCGCACACAATATAGGTAGACGAGGAAACAACAGTCAGTTTTTTGAAGGATACCTTGCTGATTTCATAGGAATTGATGGAGCGTTAGATGCTGATTCGTTTGGTGAAACTAATTCATCAGGCATATGGGTTCCAAAAGACCCTAGTGGATTGACGTTTGGTAATAATGGGTTTTGGCTGGATTTTTCAGATGGTAGATATCCCGGCTTAGATGTACAAGCTAGTTCAACTGGTGAAGAAAGTACAATTTCTTTTTTACATCATTTTGCTGGTGACGATGGAGACACACATACGGCTGGTGATGCGTCTACTAGAGCAGCAAAAGATAGTTCATCAAGAAATCATAGTATGACTTATTTTGGAAATGCTCAAATTGATACAGCGCAAAGTAAGTTTAGTGGCTCATCTGTTTACTTTGATGGTGCTGGTGACGGCATAACAGTTAATAATGGTTCTGAAGCTTTTACGTTTCCCGGTGATTTTACTATTGAAATGTGGGTAAGGTTTCCAGCAATTAACACATCTTCAGGACAAGCTGGAGCAAACAGTCAACTTATTACTAACCGTACAAGTGGAAACGATTATTGGTCGCTTCAATGGGAATGGCTAAGTAGTATTGGAGTTAGATTTTATGTAGTTTCTGGCGGTAGTGTAACTGCTAATATGCAACAAGGAAGTAACAGTGGGTGGTCTACTAATACTTGGTATCATGTTGCAGTAGTACGAAATGGAGGAACAGTTAATATTTATCGTGATGGTACGTCTATTGCTAGTAGTACAGCATTTGGCACAGGTTCTATTGGCGGCTATAACGATGTTTGCCTTGGAAACTATACTTCTTCAACTAGTGGAGATGGATCATTTTATGGTTGGATGGATGAATTAAGAATAAGTAAACGAGCAGTATATAAAGCTAACTTTACGGCTCCATCTTCTGCTTTTAGTGATCCACCAGCAGGAAATCATTTTACCCCAACAAGTATAGATGCAGACAACTTTGTCGTAGACGGGCCAGTGAATAGTACCGATAAAGAAATATCAATTCACCCTACTATTGATCCAGTAGGTCCGTGGGGAGTTGCAGAAAACACACTATCAAATAATAATTTGACTTGGGTTTCTGGTGGTAGTTCAAATAAATGGAACTACTCGACAATGCCTATCTCTAATACTGATAAAGTGTACTTTGAAGTCCACCAAAGCGGAAATTGTGGCGGCTCACATACACCGGGATTTAGTATTACAAAGCGTGGTCATCCCGGCGGTGATACATATCCCGGCGCACAAACAGATAATAGTGATTGGGGTTTTTATCTTGGAAACGGTTCCAGCACAACCGCCGCCGCAATCATAGTACATGACGCCAGTTTTACTCTTAATAATCAAGCTGGTGGTGCAGACGGTGATGTTTACCAAGTAGCTAGGGACGGTGCAAGTCTCTGGTTTGGTCGTAATAATACATGGTACAATAGCGGTGATCCAACTGATGCCACTACTGGTATTTATAAATCTGGGAGTAACCCTTTACCAACTGATGAACCCCTTTGGGTTGCATTTCACAGTTACGGTACTCAAGCCACTTTAACTTGGAAGCCATATTCTGGTGATTGGACTTATTCTCCTCCATCTGGTTTTGGAGAAATGAAATCCACCATCATAGGTACTGGCAACGCCGCGACACTTAATCCCATTGCCTCGTCAAACCGAAAAGGCGGCTTGAGCAATGGAAATCTAACAGCGTCAGGAAATGGCAAAGATAATTTTTCTACGATGGCTATTCCACTTACTGGTAAATGGTATTTTGAAGCTACATTAACAACAGCAGGGGCCTCAAAAGATGCTGTTGGAGTTGCAGAAGCAAAAGCAGATCAGCTAAGTGAGTATGGCAGTAAAGTTGTAGTGTTATATGGCTCAGATTCGACAAAATTTTTAGGTAGTAATGGGCCGGGTGATTGGGAAACCTATACTGGTGCTGCGACTTATACTTCTGGCGATACAATCGGTGTTTATGTAAACGCTGGTCAGGTTACATTTTACAAAAATGGTACTAGTCAGGGTACTTGTGGTTCAGCATTTACTACTCAGTGCTTTGCCACATCACAAAACACTCATGCGAACACTATCTGGAATTTAAATTTTGGACAGAAACCATTTATACATACACCTCCAACAGATGCAAAAGCACTAACCACACAAAATATAACCTCTGGCTTTACAGGTTCACTTTCTAATGTAATTGTCACAACCAATGCAACCGAATCCAATATTAAATCTACAACAGAAGGCGCACATAGTTTTAGTAACTGGATTAGTATACTTTACAATCGAGATGCGAGTGAGCAACGAATTTTCTACGCCAGTGATGATTCATCAAACTATATTCCTTTTTGTGATGATGGTGTTCTTGGAAAAAATTCATTTCCTACTTTATCTGGATCAAATAATTGGACAGGTTGTGCTATTGCAACTGGTGCATCGACAGGAATTGCTACTGGTACAATTAGTCATTCCAATGGCAGTGATAGTAGCGCAGCACATGGATTAACAAGTTCGACAAGTAGATTTGCAATTTTAATTAGTTCTGAAGCTACATCAAGCCATGATGGTTGGTTTTGGTTTCATCCAGCAATGACAGCAAACAATAATATTCGTATGGCTCAAGGTGGAAGTGAAGCTCAACAAAGTTCTAAATATTATGCAGAAGTAACAAGCTCAAACGCCGTAGTTAAAAGTGCTGCGCCAACTGGAACATACCGATATATAGTATTTGCAGAGAATGATTTAATTTCGTTGTACAGTTATACGAATATGGCTTCTGACTCTGATACTGGAATATTTGTAGAAACAAATAACAAGCCTGAATGGATGCTATGGAGCCAAATGACAGAAACTGGTGGTGGGTATGGTTCGCATTTGGCTTGGAAAGGAACGCACAACCCACACAATCCTTGGACTAAATACACAAGACTTCATAATATCAGTACAAATGAACTTACAGAAGATGGTGCAATTATAACAGCAAATGGATTTAAATCTACAGCGGCTCTTAGTTTAGGAGCTTGGCGACAAGCAAACAGTCAAACTACTTGCGGCATTTCTATCGGTACGCCGTTTCCATTGAATAACAGAGCAAGATAATTCGTGTCGGTAAAATACATTACCCTAACACAAAAGAAGGACACACAAAAGCACTTCAGGCACTAAGGAACATAAGGAGAGCTTTAACTTCTGAAATGAGAAAGAGAAGAGAATATGGACCCTGCAACGATTGCATTAAGTATAGCCGCTTGTAAAAAAATAGCCGAAACCTGTGTCGATGTAAAGGACTTAACCCATTCTCTTGATTCCTTATTTAATCATCAGGAAGAACATGAAAAGAAAGAACCCAAGAAGAATGAACCCACTACTCGTATGCAACAAGTCCTTAAAATCAGGGCAGGGGATGAAGGATACGATGACGATACGGCTATAAGCGCAGTAGCTAATGACGTTCTGGCTCAGAAACAAAATGATTTAGCTTTAAAGGGTCTAGCCAGAGAGATAGATAGAAAGTGGGGGATGGGTACATGGGAAACAATAATAGATGAACGTGAGAAACGTCTAAAGGTAAAAAAAGAAAATCAAAAGAAGGCTAAAGAAGTAGCAAAGAAACGTCAGATAGAGTCAGATGCTAAATGGGATAAAATATACTACTGGCTTAAAGAGTTTGGAAAGTTAATAGTTATATTTGTATTTTTTGGTATCATAGCATGGGTAGTTATAGCAAATAAATGTACTGGACCGGGATGTTAAATGGAATTTGGAATAAGAGAATTAGTACAATTTGGAACACTTCTGGCTTCTTTAGCCGGAGCCTTTGCTGTAGTAAAGTCTCAGTTAGCTAGGGTCATACAGGACATAAAGACTATATCTACCGAACTACATGATTTAAATACTAGACTAGATAAAGCCGAAGCAGATTCAGCAGTAGTAAAACATCAGAATAAAGTCTTTGGTAATATTTTGTCTCCGGATAATTTAAAACAATTAAGTAGTAGTATTGCTGAATTAAAGACAGAAATGAGAGTAGTGCATAAAAATTTAGATCAAGTTCATTCTATGCACAATGGTTCACACCCACCAGTAGGAAAATAAAATGCCCAGTTTTGGAAATAAAAGCAGAGAAAGATTAGAAACTTGTGATCCCCAGATTCAGTTAGTGCTTGAAGAAGCCATTAAACATTACGATTTTTCTGTACTGGAGGGACATCGAACTGAAGAAAAACAACAAGAATACTTTGAGTCGGGGGCAAGTAAGGTGCAGTACCCTAATTCAAAACATAATTCATATCCAGCTATGGCAGTGGATGTGGTTCCCTATCCTATTGATTGGGATAATCTCCAGCGGTTTAAAGAGTTGTCTGAAGTCATTAAGACGGCTTGTGAAACTGTAGGTGTAGATAACTTACATTGGGGTTTTGATTTATGGCAGTGGGATATGCCACATTGGGAACTTAGGTAATGCTCCCATTCTTAGGGCCACTTGTTAGCGGTGTATTTGACATAGGCAAACAATACTTTGCCAATAAAGCAGAGAAGTCAAAAGCTAAACATGAACAAGAAATTGCAGTAATCCGTGGAGATCAGAAGTGGGACGAGATACAGGCAAGGAATAGTGGGGATAGTTGGAAGGATGAGTATTTAACAGTAGTCATAACGTCACCATTTATCGCTATGTTCTTAGCGGCTGTTCTTGACAATAGGGGAATGGTGGAACGGATAGGGGAAGCCTTTGTAATTCTCCAGAGCGAAGTCCCTGAACAATACTGGACACTGTTAATCATAGCCTTTGGTGCATCTTTTGGTGTCAAGGGTGTCGTAAAGGGTGCTAAAACATTTATTGATGGGAAGAAAAAATAATGTCATTTCGATCTACAATTAATAAAGTCTTAGTCAGGCTAAGAGAGGACACAATCACTTCTGATTGGTCCGGAGCTATTAACGATTCTACGTCAATAGATGACTATCATAAATTGGTGGGTGAGTTTGTAAACGAAGCTAAGACCATTGTAGAGGACGCTTGGAACTGGGGAGCCTTGAGGACAGTAATTGCCATAAGCACTACTTCCGGAACATCTCAGTACACTGTAACCGGAGTAAATAACCGTAGTCGTATCCTACAGGTCATTGACTCTACAAACAATTCTTTACTTACTCAAACTTCCGATGACTACTTTTATAACGTAACGTATACAGGTACATCCTCTAATGGTGTCCCGGTGTACTACCGACTAAATAATAACACTATCGACTTCTGGCCCACCCCCGGAGGTACTTACGCAATCAAGATTCATGCCGTAGATGCTCCCGATGATCTTACATTAGCCGCCTCTACTTTTTCCGTTCAGGAACACTTAGTAGTCCTTGGAGCCTATGCACTGGCTCTGGCTGAACGTGGTGAGGACGGAGGAACACCTAGCGATCAGGCAATGGTCAGATTCAGAACTGCTTTAACTGACGCTATTTCACAGGATTCCCAACGAACTGTAAACGAGACAACTTGGTATGCCAGCTAAACCAACTACACCTATCCCTCTTAAGGGGATGGGAAGTTCCGGACTAAACACTCAGGCTCAAGATTCTACTTTGGGACCCGAATGGCTGACTCAGGCCGAAGGAGTGGTGTTTGACCTACAGGGTCGAATAGCTTCCCGTAAGGGTATCAAGATGGTATCTAAAGCCATAGCTAGTCCGGTCAAGTCCATAGGTGGGTACATTAAATCAAACCGGACTAGGGAATATTATGCCGGAGCAGGGAACGCAATCTATAAGATAGATACTTCCACTAGTCCCTATTCCCTTACGGCTCAGACTTTCTCCGGAACCGCACAGACTATATCGGACGCTAACTGGACATGGGTAAACTTTAATGACGAGTTATGGGGTATCCAGACAGGTCATAAAGTTATAAATTATAACGGTACAAACTGGTACGATAGAGATGATATTCCCGTCAGTGTAGCTACGGCAAATGTAAATGGGGCCACAAGCAGTACGACAACTTTAGTAGTTGACGGTAATTCAGGTACAATCGAAACCGGGATGTATGTAACTGGCTCCGGTATTTCCGGAACGGTTACTGTCTCATCTTTATCTGATCAAAATAATCTAGTTCTGTCTTCCGCTCAGTCGTTGAGTAATGATGTTGCGTTGACATTTACTTCTACATACGCCGCACCAGCCGGAGTAACTACCTTTGACCCCTCATGTGGCCTTGGTGACTTTGGACGTATGTGGTACGGAGGGATTACTGAAGCACCCGGAGTTGTTTATTATTCGGACAGTTTAATAGGAGGAAAACTTACCGGAGGGACAGCCGGAGTTATTGATCTTAAGACAGTATGGGGTAACGATGAAGTAGTGGGGCTTGCTTCCATTATGGATAAACTTGTAATATTCGGTAAACAAAATATTGCAATCTACGCCGGGGCTGATAATGTTTCCTCTATGTCTCTTGAAGAAATTATTAAGGGTACGGGGTTAGCAGGGAAGGACAATATAGCTTATGTAGGTACGGACATATTATTCCTAAGTTACGAAGGTTTAATGTCCTTAGGCAGACTTCAGCAAACGGACGGTAAGGCTCCTATAGAGGATTTATCGGTAACTGTCCGTAACGATCTTGTGGGTATCTTATCTTCCGCTACTGTAGCAAACATTAAAACTGCTTATTATCCGGAAGACGGTCTGTTGGTTATATTCATGCCGGACGAAAAGAAGGCTTATGTATTTGATGTCAAGATACAGACTTCTACTCCAAGAGTGACTACATGGCCCTTTACTACGGCTCCTTTATGCGGATTGGGTACTATCGACGGTAAGTTATTTATGGGTTTACCTACGGGAGTAGCTGAATACTCAGGTTATCAGGACGCAACCATTACTTCCGATGGATCGGGCGGTTGGACCACTACGACTTCTAACTACAGTTATGTATTTCAGACTTCTTGGTTAGATTTAAATTCACCTACCTTTGCTAAAATTATTAAGTCCGGACTTTTTGCAATCACCGGAGGAAGAGGGGCCAGTTCCACAATATCGGTCTATAAAGATTTTGAACTAGGCACTCCTTACTCCAAGACTATTTCTCTTGTATCCGGAGTGACCATATCGTTATACACACAGGGAGGTGACGGTGCGGCATTGGTAGCCGGAACAAGATCATTATATAATTCGGCTAAATACGGGGCCTCTGCTGGTCCCAAGGACTACAAAGTTTCTCTGGGCAGAACAGGGAAAGTAATTAAATTAAAGATGGATACGACAGTCGAAGGGCATTATTCAAGTTTAACCGATGCAACATTATTAACCAAACAGGGTAAGATAAGGTAGGAGTATATTATGAGTTTTTGGGATATTGATTTAGACTTAGGCGATCTTATTCAAGGCGGTCTAGGCTGGTGGGGCCAACAAAGGACTAGGGATGCCGCTTTAGATGCCGCACAGATACACGCCGATACTGTAAATAGAAATGCAGATGCGGCTATGGCTGCTTCAATGCCGTGGGCTGTTGGTGGTACTGGTGGATTTGCCGATTTTGACCCTGAAGGTCGAGTAGGGGTAATGGAGCTTTCCCCTGAACTTCAAGAGATATATTCCGGAGCTTTAGGCCGAAGTGGTCTATGGGGAGCGCAAGCTGCTCAATTTATGGGGGACCCTTTTGGAGCAGCGGATAAATTTTATCAAATGCAACAGGAATTAATTGCACCTGAGGAACAAAAGCTACGATTAGCCGCTGAAGACCGCTTAAGAGCGCAGGGACGTTTAGGGACCACTGGAGGTATGAACCAGTACGGAGAGTTAGAAAAACAAATACAACAGGGTCAAAATGAACGTAGAGTATCCTCGTTTAATCAGGCACAAGCATATATTGATTCCTTATTGGGTAGAGAAAGTGGAGACATAGGGACCGCTACCGGACTTCTGGATATACCGCTACAGTACGGTAAATTAGGCAGAGGTATCGGAGGTGACCTGAGTGGTATAGCTCAAGCTCAACTAGGGGCCAGAAATCAAGCAGCGGATATATGGGGGAAACCGTCTGCGATTGATCCTTGGGGTAAGACCCTAAGTGCCATTAGTGGTCTATTTTCTCAACCCATAAAAAGCAGTGGTAAAACTAGTACAGCATTGTTTGGTAGATAAATAAAATGACTCTTCCTCGCCCTAGACCTACAAATGAAACTTATATAGATTTTCTAAAAAGAAAATTAGAGGGTAGAAATGTATCTCCTGAGTTTAGGCAGAGATACCCTGCATTATTTGATTCTGTACAGCAAACTACTTCTGAGCCTGTAGCTAATTGGGAAACTTATTATAGACAGGCTAAACCAAAAACTAGTATACAAAACAACAATGACGGTATGGGAAATACTGACGGGTTATTTAATCCCAATGATTTATCTAGGGAATACTTAGATTCGTTTATTGCAGACGTACAAAATGCACCACAAAACATTGCTAGAGGTTTTGAAAGAGGGTTAAATGAAATTACTACTGGATTTCCGGATTACGTTAGTAATGAAAGTATTGAAGCGGAAATTGCTGCAAATAGAGCCGCAGGGAAATCATGGAGTGATAATTATATAGACAAATGGAACAACAATTTTTTTACTCCGGGTAGTCGTGATGACCGTGACCAAAATTGGGCAGCAAATATATATACCCCAGACGAATGGGGTATTACGGATAAACAAAAAGCAGATTATCAAAATTATAAAGAGAATTATAGTCCGGGTTTATTTGATCATACTGATGGTCGTATGAAAGGTGAATTTCAAAAGTCTAAATGGTCTGGTGAGTTAAGTCCAGCAGCAAGAGCCGGATTAGAATTAGATAGAATGAATGAACAAAAGGGGTTATTTTCCGGACTTGGACCATTTGGAGAAAAGCTAGATAGAGCTATTCAAGAAGAAGTTCTTAATCCTATTAAATCTGGAGTTAATGAGGTTACAAGTTTTTTTGATGACCCTGAAAAATATACAGAAGAAAAAATAGCTAATATGAATACTTCCACTTTAGTATCAAAAGGAGCAGGGATGATAGGAAAGTACGGTGCTGGTTTACTTGGATTAGGGACAATCCCTGCTACCATGGCTGGATACGGAATAGGTAAAATAGCCGAAATGATGATGAGTGAAGGCGGTGGTCAGCTAGGTATGCCGGGTATAATTGCAGATGATTATTGGAATCCCGGTGGTTCTTCTCTTGGGCCAAGTACCGTATCGTCTATACATGGTTTTGCTCAAACAGGGGACGGAATCTTTGCAGTAGATAATAGAGGTAATATTTTAGCAGAACTTAATACTAACGATCCCACAAGACATGGTTTATTATTAAGAGGACTTACAACTACCGATGCTGGTCAAATAGCTTTTGACGAAAGGGAAGGAGGAGGTTATGTAGATTCTCCGGTAAAGGGGCAAGGTAGTAATCTTTTTGATGCAAGTACACATTCGCTTGATAAAGGAGATGGATATGATCCAAATGATGATGGTCATGGTGCCGCAGCGCATGGTGAGGGAGTTACTGGTGAAGATGATCCATTATAATAGAAAAGGAATAAATTGATGGCTACTAACCCAATAAAGACACTGTTTGGAGACACAGAGGACGATTTACTACGTCAGATGCGTATGGAGGATCAGGAACGTGTCAATCAGGCAAGGTTGCTGGATAAACAGAGTGGAGGTAATTACTACTCCGGTCTTATTGCCGATGCAGCCCAACAACAAGCTAACGTATTTAGCAATTTACTCCCTAAGGGCGTAAGGGCCGTTGGTGGTCTATTGGGTCAGGAAGATGCGGCAGGGCGTTTAGCAGCCGGAATGGAGGACCCACGTTTAGGTAAAGCAAGACAGAGGAAAGCTGATCTTGATATGCTCAGTAAAAGGTACGAAACTTTAGGTACTGATGCAGATGGCTTTACGGACAAGGACGCTAAAGTGATTGTAGATGATCTCATAAGTTTAGGTTATCTTGATGAAGCTAAAAAGATGGCTGAGATTTGGCAGGGTAGGAGATTAGCCGATGCTAAAAAAGCTGCCGCCGGAGGGTCAGGGAAATTTGGTCTAAAGTCTACTACGGTATTAGAGTCTTTTATAGACAAAAACTCAAAAAGAAGAATGAGGGTTCTTGTAGATAAATTTAAAGACGGGTCAAGTAAGACATATATTTTAGATGATGCTGGACGAGAAATTGACCCAGATACAGTCTCAGGGCTAACAATTTCAGTTGATAAAAAGGGAATGACATCAGAAGGTCGAGTAGGAGAAGCAGGGAAAAAAGTAAAATACAAAGCAGATTATGAACTTACTATTAGAGAACTAGAAGCGTGGAATAAAGAAAAATTTGAAGAAATAGGTAAAGCTCCTACTTATGCATACAACATGAATCAAGCAGACACGCTTTTAGGATTGCTTGAAAAAATACCGACTACTGGGGGACTTGCTGCATATGCAAAAGAACTTACAGATTTCTTTGGTGTAACTCCGGCAAATATTGAGGAATTTGATGCAAAAACTAGAGAATATGTAACTACACAATTACAAATGATGGGTAGGAACCCGACTGATTTTGATTTAAAATTTCTTTTAAAAGTTAATCCGGGTATGTTAAAATCAAGATCAGGGAACTTACGGATTTTAACATTACTTAAGGCACATAATGAAAGGAAATACGAACTAGCAAGAGATTTAGGTAGTGGAGATTATAGTAGAGATAGGTGGTACAACAAAATATTAATACCAGCAGAAGACCGTTTAAAAAAGTGGCGTAAAAAACGGGAGGAATTATTTGGGGAACCTAATGTGCCTAATCCCGATAGTGTTAAGACTAATAAAAAAAGGAAAAAAGTAGTCCCTGATGGTCGGGGCGGTTTTAAAACAGTAGATCGGTAAGGATATTTAAATGGCATTTATAACATTATCAAATGGACAGAAATTAACATTACCTCCTGACGTTGATCCTACAAGTCAAACGGCAGAAGACTTAGCAAACGAAGCAGAGGATCAGATTAGAATACAATCTGAACCTTCCTTTGGCGATACTGTTATGGATATTGCTAGTGATGCCGGAGAAGCTATAGCTAATTACGACTACACAAATTTACCTAGTGATGTAGGTGGCCACTTGTGGGAGAATAAATTTGCCTATACTTTAGGAGTTTTAGGGATGCTTGGTGGTCCTTGGACCGCTGCTGCTGCATCTGCTATAGGTACAGGGATTGATGCAGCGACAAGTGATGAAGATAGGAAATGGGGAGAAGAAATGCTTTTGTCTGCCGGAATTGATGCGGCGGTATTGGCTACTTTAAAAATACCTCCGGCACTTTGGAGAGGTATAGCCGCTAAAATAAAAGGCGGTGGTGATCCTAGAGAAATAGTGGAGTCTCTTACTAAAGATGCAACGGAAGATATAGGGACTAAAGCAGCAACAAGACAATCTCAAGAAATAGCTCAAGCAGTAGGGGGTACTCTTACTTTAGGACAAGCAGGGAAAAAGGGTGGTCTTGATGAAATAATGGAGGGCATTAGTTTTACTGGTATCTTATCCGCACAGACCCATAAAAATAATTTAAATAAAATTGCTGATTTTTCTAGGAGTGCGATGCAAAATTTATTTAATGCAAATCAAACAGGGATAACTGCTGCTCATTTAGGGGATACTATACATTCAAATTTAAAGACCGCTAGAACAGCGTTAATGGAAACTCATGGGAACTCTTTAGCTCAAATAGGTAAAGAATTTGGGAAGGATCACAATGTTGATCTTAGTCAAATAGGAAAGGCTTTAAATAAGTGGGACGGAAAGAAAAAATATACTAAAGCTGTAGGTGTAGACGGGTCAATAATAAAACCATCAAAACTAGAGCCTCAGACTCAAAGAGTGTTAAAAGAATTACAATCGGAATGGGGTCAAATGAAAACAGGTTCCGCAATGTCCTATGTTGATTTTTCCATAGCTTTAAATAAAAAAATAAGTTCCTTAAGTGACTTTAAACAACAAGCGACATATGCTCCGGCAGCGGTTAGGGAATTAACTGGTCTATCTAACTATATGCGTCATGTAGCCCATAAAGAATTAAAAAAAGCAAATCCCAAAGCAGCCGCAAAATTTAGAGAAGCACAAAAAACTTATGCTACCGCAACTACTAGATTATTTCCGGAAATAAACGATACATTTATTCAGAGTGTAGGGCCAAATGGAGCTTATCAATTAGGAGATATGGTCACACAAATGCACAATGTAGAAAATGTACAGGCATTGTATAAATCTTTAGATGCAGCATATAAAGCAACCCCTAAATCTCAAAGAGCTTCTTTAGCGATTAAAAGTCCGGAGGGAGTTAAACAGTTAATTAGAAGAAGATATTTAGAACAAACTTTTCCTAAATCTAAAAATCTTGAGGAATTAGATTTTACGGAATTTCAAAAAATGGCTTTACGTCTGTCTAATCCAGATGAGGCAGCTTTAGCTAAAGAAATATTGGGAGCAAAAGAATTTAACGGTTTTAAAGCAATAGTAAATACATTAGCTAAAGTATCAGAAACTCCGGGGTCTAATTTTGCTTCTTTAGCAATACGAGGAAAAGAAATTGGGGCAGCTACAGTTTTAGGAAGTGCCGTTGTCGGTGGGGGTCTTGTAACTGGAGGACCAGCGGCAGTTATCGGAGGAATAGGAATATTATATACTCCTAAAGTATTGTCCTATATTGTTTCTAACCCTAGACGAGTAAATAAATTTTTAGGATTAAAAAGTAAAACTAACAAAAAGGAATTAATGGAAAGCGCATCAGTTCTAATTAACGATGTATGGAAAGAAATTCCCGAAGAAGATAGAGAAGCATTAAAAAAGAAAGCTGAAGAAGCTATGCCCAGACCTGTTCAAAATGCTCTTAAACACATACAATTAAATCAGTAATAAACATGGCTGAAGAAGACGGATTATTCACTAATAGAGCTAGACAGTTTAGAGAAGCTGCTGCTTTAGGCCCTTCTAACCCTAGAGCATATCTAAGGGGTGCTGGTGCAATCGCTGGAGGTATAGGCGATCTTATGGCTGTTCCTTTAGAGGCCATAACTCCTCAGTTTGTAGAGGACGGAATAGCTGCTGTGGCCCGTAGTGCTATAGAGACAAAGCCGGGGAAATACTTAATGAATTTAGCTAAAGAAAATCCAGAGATAGCTAAAGATTTAGGTGCGCTTGTAAATATAATAGGTGTTGTCCCGGTAGCCAGAATAGCTACTCAATCGGGAACCGCTGGTTTAAAGGCTATGGCTAAAGCAACTAGAGAAGGTAAAAGTCCTAAACAAATTGTTTCTGAAGGGATAAAAAAATCCGCATCCAGACCGGAATTTATATCGGATATAACTAGAAATATGCCCACTCTACAAAGAGGAGGTCCTGTCGGTGACGTAATAGATGCGGTCAGGGGCCAAAGAACTCCAAAGGAAATTTTAACCGGAACTAATAAATTTGTAGGGTCCGGTCTGCCTTTTTATCCTTACGGTTTACTCTCGTCCGGAGGGGAAGCATTTGGAGCTTTACCTTACGCTGCTTTAGAAGCAATAAATCCTTATGCTTTAGCTAGGAGGGAAGGTACTGGACGTTCTTTGAGATCATGGTCAGAAGAAAAAGCATTATTAAAGGACCAGAAATTAAATGTAAACCAAGGAGGAAGATCAGGATCAGAGTTAATGCAGTTGTCTATGCAGCTAACTACTACAGGTAAACTTCCTAAACATATGGGACCCGGAACTCCTATTTTTGATTATTATTATAAAACTGGACCTATGGATATAGATGTAGATAGTGTAGGAATTAAAAGTTCAGCATTTAAAGGAATACCGGACAACATAGCTGAACGTCATCTACACCACATACGAAACGCACATAGTTTAAATCCAAATAAAAAAACAAATGTATTAATAAAAAGACCGGAGAGGGACGGGATAGGAATGGAATTTGTAGGAGCAAAAACTACTACGGCTCCTATTTTAAGAGGGTTTAATAGCGGTTCTTTATTAAAGACATATGAAAAAGTGTACGGGAGTAAAGTTGACCCAAAAGGGATGATTGAAGTAACTCAACTTATGAATGGATTATCCGATAAAAATTTAAAAAAATTAGGGGAAGCTATGGGACAGAATACTCCGGGGAGAACTAATGCTTTTAAGTTTCTTTTAAAAGCTAGAAAAAAATCTCAGTCAGGAAAAAAATTAAATAATACTGAAGAACGATATTTAAATGCTTGGGAAGAGATAGGGAACCCATTAGCCACAATAAAGGACACTAATGGAAATATAGTCAGTAACAGTAATTTAGCAGATATTGTTATTCCCGATGATGGTTTAATACATTCTACCGGATCATTTTTATCTTCCAACAAAGAGTTAGGCGGTGTTAATTATTTTCTTACTACCGACATAAAAAACCTAAAGTCCTACGTTACCGGAAGTGATAAAGCGGATTTATTTGATATGGAGGGAGGTAAAGATTCAGTTCAATTACTAATTACTGTACCTACTCAAGTAATAAACCACACTTCTAAAAAGAAATATAAATTTGACAAAAGCCGTATGCGGTCAAAAAATACTAAGCAGAACAGAAAAGCTAAAAAAGAAATGGCTCAACATAGGCAAGATATGAAGGACATGAAGTTTACTCCGGAATCAAGACACTATAGGCAAGCTCTTTCAAACGCTGCACAGTTATCTGCTACCTTTGCACAGACTGATTCCGGTCTATTTACTCCACCTCCTCAATCAGAACCTTAAGATACCACTCAGCCTTCTTTAAATCCTCTACACCATTTTTGTACCGATACCTCCACAGGTACTTAAGTATATTCCCCTGTAGGTAATACTCAAACCCCTCACCCGTAGCTGCCCGTATAGCATCTATCGCTTCAACCCCTGCTTGATTGTAATGAGAGGGGTTGTTTACCATGTCCTCTTTAGTCTTCATCCGTATCTCCCTATAAATCTAGCTATATGATGAACCCACGGTAGAAGTGCTACTGCCATCAACAGATTGGCTCCGGTGTGGGCTAGGGCAATCCTAAGTGTATCTCCCTTAGGCATACCGTCCGACACTAGTAACCCTGCTAACCAGATAGTCCCTGTAGTCCCTATATTGGCCCCCAGAACAGCAGCTATGGCACTTGGTAGGGGTAGGAACCCACTGGCTACTAAAGCTATAATAGCTGTGGTACTTAGGGAACTGGATTGCCATGCTAACGTACACACAATTCCACCTAAGAACATCCAGTACGGATTATGGATAAACCACTCCAGATGTTCTACGTTCCCTAAGGATTTCATACCTCCAGCAAACATTTTCAGACCAAAGTAAAATACAACCAGACCTATGCTTATCTGGACTATGGGCATATCCCAATATTTTAACATTAACTACACTCTTTCTGTCCCGTTTCCGGATCAATAAAGCAAGCCGATCCCTCTGGTTCCACTTCGATCTTATTAAGAATACCGTAGCGTTTACCGTCAAGCCTGAAGGTAGTCACCCCTTTAAGTTTCCCCTTCCACGCTTTGAGGTAGACTTCTTTGAACTCGTCAAAAGTAACTTGGCTACCCACATTAATAGTCTTAGATACAGCACTGTCCACAAACGGCTGAACTGCAATCTGCATATCAAGGTGATCGTCAACGGTAAGATCGTCCGTAGTTTCCCCCTTAATCCCGTATCTATCATACGCGAAATCCCGTAGGCGAATAACCTGAGGCCCCACTTCCGTCTGTACTGTACGATCCAATTCATGTTGAAATACTGGCTCTATCCCACTTGAAATATTATCTGCTGTAAAACTTATTGTACCAGTAGGAGCGATACTTGTCAAGTGGGAATTTCTCATCCCCTGTTTTTTAATCTTGTCCTTAAGGTCCTGAGGTAGTCTGGACACATACTCACCCTCTAAGTATTTATCTGTCTCAAACAGCGGAAAGGAACCCTTCTCTAAAGCTAAGTCGGAACTTGCTTCAAACGCATCACACATTAGGGTCTTTAGAACCTTACGGGTAAACCGTCTACCAGTAAGGCTACCATACTCATACCCACACATAGAAAGACAATTAGCCAATCCTGTAATTCCAAGTCCCATCCTACGTTTGGTCTTAGCTTCAGTTTCCTGAGTAGGAAGAGGATAGGTAGTACGATCAATAACATTATCCATAGCTCTGATGACATGGGGAATATCCTCTTTAAATTTAACAAAGTCAAACTTATTAGTTACCTCATTGACGTACTTAACAAGGTTAAAGGAACCTAAGAGACACGCTCCGTAAGGTGGTAAAGGTTGCTCACCACATGGATTAGTAGCGGAGATAGTCTCACAGTACCATAGTGGATTATCGTTGTTGATCCGGTCAAGAAACAGAACTCCCGGCTCTGCCCAATCCCAGTTATTACGCATGATCTCGTCCCATAGAGCCTTGGCGTTGATGGACCTGTACTGCCTACCGTCAAACTTTAGAGTAAATGGTTTATCGTCCCTTACGCACTCCATAAATTCATCCGTAACACCTACGGATATATTAAAATTAGTAAGACGGTTCTCATTACGTTTAGCCCGGATGAATTCCTCAATGTCCGGATGGTCCACTCTAAGTACAGCCATCATAGCTCCCCGTCGATGACCAGCAGACATTATTGTTTGGCATACTGCATCAAAAATGCCCATGAAACTAACAGGGCCACTAGCGGAACTATCAAGGCTAACAATCCGGTCACCACTAGGGCGTATCCGACTAAAGTCAAAACCAATTCCACCACCTCTCCGCATTGTTTCGGCAGCTTGTGTGGCTCGTTCCATAATGCTTTCCATAGAGTCATCGATGACTCCGGAGACAAAACAGTTATATGCCGTAACATCTCTTGGCGATCCCATTGCTGCTTGGACCCTTCCGGCTGGCATAAACCTCTGGTTAAGTAGGATATTCCGGTAGCTCTGTCGGTGTTCTTCGTTGTCTGCCATTGCCGCTGCCTGTCTCGCACACGCTTCACTGAACGCTTCATTTGGTAACCTATATTTTTGAGAATGTAAACTATCACACGCTGGTATCTGTGGCCCATAATCCATTAAGTCTTCTCCATATCTACATGAATTTCAAAACATACCCCACTGGCTTGAACAGCATGGGGCTGTGTCCTAGCTTTAGCTACAGCTTGAGGGAGTACGATTTCTTTACAGTGCTTCATATTCTCTTCCGGAGGAGCTTGGAATACTCTGGTATGTAGACTACCGTCCGGAAACATAATTGTCAAAATTAAAACTAGAACTTTCATAACTCACTCCCTCCGACTAAATCTGTGAGATCAGGCTCCTTATAATTCGGTCCCTTAAGCACCTTCCCTTCTTTATTATACATTGGATTACCTTCATTGTCAAGCTTGGACATATTAGAATTATGAACCCGATTAAATGGGGCATCAAAACCACTAGGAAAGGTATTAAAACTAATGAAAGTGCCGGATACAATATATTGAACATCAGCTAGTTCCTTTAGAAAATTAGCCCATTGCCCTTTAGTACCCTTTTTCCCACGGATTAATTCCACGGAAAGAATATCTATAGCCTCTGATACTTCTGCGACTTCCTCTAGTAGTAATTTTTTCCGTAGTTCCAAAACGGAGACACGGGGATCACTATCTACATCCAGATTCATAGCACGATGAAACCTTGCTACTTTCTGTTCTCTACTTACATAAGTATGTTGCATCAATGCACCTGATGATCTGGATATTTAATCGTCAGGTCCATATAACAACTATGGAATAATAAACTTATAGCTTTCCTTAACATATCGTTTTGCTCCTCTGTATTTCCAGCTTTGTTCAACCCACTTATAAGAGTATGGGCTAACTCTATCCTACCGATTAATGGGTCCTCCGGAGTAAAATTTATTACCGGAGTTTCTTCCTCATTACTCATCAGGTAGATAACCTTCCGTGTCTACATCAAAAATCTCTCTTAATTCTTCTTCGTTGTCCTCCACAAGATCACTAAATCTTTCAATGATGTCCTCCGTAGTGATATTAAGTACCTCACATAAGAAGGAAGGTTCAGCTAGATTAGACACCCTGTTTAAAAACTGTTTATGTGGTAATGACATTTTTTATATTCTCTATAGTACACCATTTGAACCCTTCCTTTTCACACCATTCAGACATGGTTATCTTACCGTTCTTACGGACTTTTTTAGAGGGTTTATACAGGACAAAGATTAACTCATCCGGAGGGACTAGGGAGTTTCGTATGGCTCTGTATTTCTGTACGTCACCCTCCCTAAAGAACCCTTTACACTCCACAATAGTATGGACATTTACAAAATCCGGTATGTAATTCCTATGGATAACATAAGGGATTTTGTGACGTTCATAATGAAAGGAGTTACCAAGGATTGCCCCTACCTCCGCTTCAAATTTATTTCGATACTGAGGCATTTGACTTTTTAGATATTTTATGTAGCTGCTTTGTATCGCTACGGGTCAAAGCCTGTGTCATGCTCCCTATCTGGGAGATAAAAGGGGAGCCTTGTAATTCCCAACCGTCATTTAATAAATCGGTCACCGTTTCTTCAAACCTATCCGGTCTGGAGGAACTTACTACTTTATATTCAATAGTCATCAGGAGTTACTCTCTGCTTGAGGGTTAATGTCCAAAGCACCTACGGACTTATTAATCTCCGCTATGCGCTCCTCTATTTTGACCTTGGTCTTTTCCAAAGATTCCTTCTCGCCCATAAGCCTCTTCCGTTTAATCTCGTTGATCTGGCTATCGGAAACTACAATAACCTGTGGTTGAAAGAACGTAGAAAACAAGTCATTAACAATCATAATCTAATCTCCTTTACGTTGGGGTAATTGACAACTTTACTTAGATACCTTGGACCACTTGCGTAGGCAAAGGCTTTTAAGTCCGGATAACAGTGCTTCTTGTATTGGCAGTAAGAACACATAGTAGATAGTCTTAAGTTGCCCGATTTGCCATCCGGAATGACGTTTGAGCATTGAAAGGGACGTTCTTCTGCCTTTACGGACTTTTTTACGGCTTCCACACGCTCCTCTATGTCTGCATTGTAGAACTCGTACATAGGGTGGTCCGTATCGTCCAGATCATAAGTCAAGGTACACAAGTGACCGTTCTGTTTATCCATTGCTAGATAGGACCACTTCCGTTCCCCCTCTGAATGAGCATAAGCCTTCACTTGATCTATGTATCCGAATGGATCATCAGCGGCAAGGCTACCGTCCTTAAACTTTTTAAATCCGAATGTGCTTACGGACTTTACGTCCACTACTTCTCCGTCAATCTTACAGTCCATGTGTCCCTTAATCCCTCTGACTTCACATAGCTTCTGTTCATCCGTAACCTTGTGTCCGGACATACGGACGAGGAACAAAATCATTTCCTCAATAAGATGACCATAGAGAAACTTAATCAAAGTATAGGCCGGGATTTTCTCTCCGATCCATTTATGGAAACTGTACCATAGAACTCTGTCCGGTCTGCCTATAGCGGATAGCCTTAGACCTCTACGGTTAGCGTAATTATTATTGGGCAGAAATTCTTTACGCATAATGTCCTTCATGGCCTCACCAAAACGCTCTATTTCTTCCTCCACGTTTACACCTTTAGGAACATTCCGGTTCTTCATAAGGGAATAAACGTCCTCAACTAATGTTGATAATGACTTAGCCACGATGTCCGTACTCCTCTACAATTTCCTCTAATGTTTCACCATCAAAGTCATACCAATGTTGCTCCGCTCCTAACCAACACCACCTGTCTTTAGTAGGGGCAATTCTAATCGTATCCTCTACAACAAAATTAGAATGTAGCCATCTAAAAGGACGGCCTATCTGCCGTAATTGTTGTTCACGGATTTCTTTAGTTAATGTGTATCTGCCCATGTTTCCCCTACCTTGTATTCACCGTCTAAAGGGCAACGGAGGTTAAGTTTAATGCCAGCCGCTTTGATGCACTCCACGGCTAGCCATCCAAATTTATCTGCTTGATCCTCCCTGACTTCTGCTTGAAATTCATCGTGAATATTGCCTACAAACTTATAGTCTATACTATGTAGTTTAGCGTACTCATCCAGAATTGTCAAGGACTTTTTCATAACAACAGAAGCAGCAGACTGAAGGAGAGTATTAAGTGCAGCATGATTACTCCTTATGATAAGTTTACGATTGTCGAGTCCTTTGAGGTATCCCCGAACAGCGGCATTTGAGACTCTTTCTCGTAACTGTCTAAGAGATGGCGTGTTTCGGAGAAATAACTCTTTAAGCCTAGCTCCATCTCTTTTAGTACCACCAACGATGCTTCCGATTTTCGCATCTCCGGCTCCATAGAGGAAAGCATAGATAAAAGTTTTAGCACTGTCTCTTGTTTCAAGTCCAGCAGCTTTCTGGTTAGCTGTGTGGACATCTCCATTGATGACTTCATGTGTATACTCCTTATCGTCCATGTAATGACATAACATTCTCAGTTCAATTCCGGAAGCGTCTGCACCTACTAGCTTTCTTCCCTTAGGGACCGTCCAGCAACTCCGGCAATCACTCCCGTATGGTGAGTAACTAGCAGGGACTTGAGACATATTTGGACTACTATGTGTCATCCTCCCGGTCACCGCACCTATCGTATTTACGTACCCATGTACCCTACCGTCCTGTTCAATAGCGTCTAGCCATGACTGTATTTGAGCAGTACGTTTCTGCACCAGTAGATATTCCGCTATAAGCTGTGCTTCGGGAATACCCGTAACCTTAGACAGAATGGCCTCATCCACAATCACATGACCCTTTTCGGTAAAGTGCGTAGGCTTCCATCCGAAATATTGTAAGTACCTCCCTATCTGTTGACGCGAACCTAGATTAAACTGTGGAAATTCTATGCGAGAAAAAGGGCCAGCAACAAACCGCCAATCATCCCCAAGAAACTTAATGCCCACATTAGATAACCCTCCATCTTTCTTATATTTCGGTGTAACTTCTTTGACAAAGGATGCCAGTGGGATAAACTTATCATGGACTTCTTCCTCTATCTCTATCCTACGTTCCTTGAGGGTAGCTAAAAGATCAAGGCATTTTCGTTGATCTAATTCCCACCCGTTTTGAATTTGTTTCGTAATGATTTTCTGAACTTCATGCTCCAGATGGATACTTGTATCTCCAAAAGAAGCCAGCTTATCCGTAAGTACATCGTAAACTTTTTTAGTGACCTTAAGGTCTTGAGTACAGTACTCCACCATTTCAGGAGTAAGTTTATCAAAATCAACGTGCTTACCTTTCGGAAAATGAAGACGATCACCCCATGCTCTAAGGGAGTGACCGCCTTCCAGTTGAGGGTTATATAGTTTTGACAGGATCAACGTGTCGGTAACCTTTAAACCAGCTAACGATACGCCGACAATATTTTCTAAGTGAACTGCATCGAAATCTATAAAGTTGTGACCGATAACCTCTTCGTATTGATCGAACCATGACTGTATCTCCTCTTTGTTAAATGGAAAAAGAAAGTTGCGTACCTCTCCCGATTCGTTCATCGTGCCAATCATCCAGACTTTCGTAACGGGTAACTCTGTGGTTTCTATATCTACGATAAGCTGACGGGTCATTGATTATACTCTCACCATTTTTTAATGCAACGTGTTCAAGTCTATGGCAGTTACTACATAGTATAGCACATTTATCTGCCTCGTCAAGAACTTCCTGTCTTATTTTTATACCTCTAAATTTACTGACGTGCATACTAAAATTTTTTTCCTCCTCCACTAGATGATGAAACTCTAAAAGTTCTCTAGGAAAACTTTCTTTACATACGTCACAAGTCATACCGTTCCTTTTCATTAAATATTTTTCTTTATTCCAAATGCCTCTCCTCCTAGTTTTTAAATTACGGTTTTTTCTACTTTCTTCAGAACTCTTCATCTTCTACTGCCTTCACTTCTGGAGGTGATCCGGCTACCATACGTCCAGTTCTCTCCTCATAGTACAGCCATCCAGCGTGTCCGGTGCGTCCAGTACGTCTGCACTTAACAAGCTGAACCTTGGTACTGTTACGGGTGTACTCATCTTCAGACATCTTATCACGGCTCAATAAGATCGTGTTAAATGCTATCTGATTGATCGAACCCGATCCCTTCATGTCGTACTCATTGACATCATGAGGGTCCTTAACCGCTGGTTTTCTCATGTGGGAGACAATGATGATCGACACTCCGGTTTCTTTAGCCAGCTTTAGACACCTATCCATAAAGGCATCTATCGTGCCGTTCTCGTCTGACTTCACGGCTGCATGGAGAGGGTCCAGAATAAGCACATCACAGTCCATACCCTTAACCATCCACCGCATCTTGGAAAACAAAGTATCTACGTCCGAAATTCCTAAGTGTTTCAGAATATGGACCTTATCGTTCTTATCGAAATCCTCGTAGAACTCACGGTAAAGAGAGTTATCCCGTTGGTCCTGTGGGATTAAAGCTATGTTCTCTCCGCTGTGTAGAGATACAATTTTTTCGATAGTCTCTCCTATATCACTCTCAAGGAATACTGCCCCGATCTTTTTGTTGTTCTGTGTGACCATATCGTACAGGAGATTAAAGACCATTGTGGTCTTGCCTATGGACGTAAGCGCACCGATCACTGTGACCTCTCCTCCGGCTATTCCACCGTTCATCATGGCATTTAAAGCACCGTAGGCATGGGGGAGAGGGGTAACTTCCTCTGTCCCTCTCTTTACAAAGGCATCCCAACATTCCTCGTCAGAAAAGCTAACTACGTCCACAGGACGGTAGGATTTAGCGTCCCACCATGCGGAGGTAAACTCCCTGATCTTTCCGGCCTTAAGCATATCTCCGGCATCTTTAAACCCAGTGGGCAAGGTCACCGATCTGGCTTTGTTATGAGAGAACAGAGGTAAAACTTCATCCGTAGCCTTTTTCCCTGCGGTATCATTATCGAAACAGATCACCACATTCTCAAAGCTCTCCAGCCACTCAAGATTCTCCTTGATGTCCTGTTTAGCTCCGGCTGATCCGGTCTTGATCGACACTACGGGCCACTTACCGTCAAACATTTCCGCAATGGCAAGGGCATCCGCTTCACCTTCAGTTACAGTGACGTATTTACCACCTTCACGCCATAAATGCTGCCCGAATAGTCCAGTGTTTTCCAGAGTACCAGTAGCATAAAACTGTTTCGGCATTGCTCTGACTTTGGACCCCACCACAGTCCCACTCATGCGGTCATGGTACGGGTAATGTTGTTTAGTGATCCCACCCTTTTTATCGTGTTCCAGAGTGACACCGAATTTAGACACTATAGCTTCGGATATTCTTCTGTCCTTAATTGGACCATGTGTACCTAGCATTTCAAATTCCCTTACTGGTTTTGGTAATTCAACTTTAATGACTTCACCGGAATACTCAACATAACCACACTTATAACAGTAGCCATGACCATCATCGTACCTCGCCAGATTGTCACCCGATCTGTCCTCACCTTTACTCCGGCACTGTGGGCATGGTTCCCTTCCGGTAACTTTTGTATCAGTCTGTGCCAGTCCCATATTCCCACCTATAAAATATATGATCCTCAATTTCTACTGTACGGACCTTACTGAAGGCCCATGACGGTTGGACATAATCAGCGTGATAATGTGTAGCACCGTCCGTTATATCTAAGTATGGCATATTTTGGTTGAGAATGTCAATAGCGATATTATAAATATTTTCATAGTCCATGACTTCATATGGTTCATCTGATTTCCCGTCACAAAACCATGAGAACTGACAACGGTTACGAATAGGGACACGCTTAGTTTTGTCTTTCCATGAGGGTCTAGTGGGACCCTGTTTAACTACTTCGCAGATCGTGTCTGGAAATCTCTCGTCATTGACCCTATTCATAGTCACATTAGCAACCGCTAATTGTCCGGCGAATGATTGGTTTCTAGCTTCATGGTACATATTCATAGCGAGACAACTTACTTCCGCTTCGGTCACGCCCATCAACATACCCACTAAAGTTAATTCTTTAATCATTTAAAATTCTCCTAAAAATAAATTGGTTAAGGGGTACACTTCTAAGGCCCTATTTATGGATAGGGTAAATCTTACATTTCATCGTGGCCCCTCTCACGGCTACCAGTACCGACACTTAACAGTGTGAGTCCTTTGTTTGTGAGTGCTACCTCACTTCTCATCATCGCAGTGGGTCTGCCGACTAGTCCCTGCTACAGGACACGTTCTTAAAACTCCTCGTCATCGTCCTCCATTATGTTATCTGCATACTCAAGCACCTTAATCTTTTTGAAGTAAGGGGCCACTCCGTATGTAGGATGGGGTTTACCACCCTGCCACAGAATTTTAACCTTGGACCCATACGGAATTTCCTTAGGGACCGGATTACCGTCAGCGTCAAGCACCGAAAACTGAGGAAACTTGGTGACAAACTTACGTTGAGGTTGGTTCTTGTATTCCTTTACGTTTACACCCTCTGCCGTGAGCTTATCGGCTTCATCCTGTTCCATCGTAATCACAATGGAATACTTACCAGTGTCCTGACCGTTATACCGTTCAGTTTCCGAAAGGTTACTAAACGCTACTACACCTTCTGTTATCATAAGCAATTCTCCTCTAATGTTTGATCTAATAGTATTCTAATGTATATAGGAAACCTTGTCAAGTTATTTTTTTGTAGGCTTCCTGTAATTGACCCTGTAAAGACTTAATATTGTCCTTAAGCATCCCGTTCTCTCGTCTAATCTCCGATAATTCACTGCTAAATTTACTCTGTAGAGCCTTTACTGCATCGTCCCATAAATCTGCTTGCATTACACCCCACTCGTCTGCTCTTCCGGCTTCTGCCATAGCATTGTCTATGTGGTTACTAAGCATATCATCAAATTTATCATCGTTAAGAATGTTCAAGTAAAGGACATCTAAAATTTCCTCATATTTGTCCTCTAATTGACCCTGATGTGCGCTATCTAAAGACATTTTATTCTCCTTAAAGTTTTGCAATATCAATAAATGAGTTTTCCCATTCTTCCGGTGTAACTCCGGTCATGATAAACTCACGTTGATCCGGAGTGAGGCTAGGCATGGCGTTTTGTATCAATTCGCCATCCTCCCAAGCCTCTAGCTGATCCACAGTCACCGGAATATCCATAGTGTGCATTTTACCTGTGAACCCTGAAATTCTTCTAATCAACATAGTTACTCTCCACCTTGAAAATATTCTTTAATTTCCTTATCGGCTTCCCTCGCCAATAATTTACGTTTGCGTGATTTGAACGTGGACGGTCTGGTTAGACGATCCATTTCTACTTTAATCGTATTTCTACGTTTAGGTTGTTTAGGAACCGTGATTGTAAATTTTTTAGACATAACTACACCTTACTACTCTTTATCCACTAAGTCAAAGAGTTTTTCCATTTCAATTTCCTGTTCCATCCGGTCCAGTTCCATAATCACAGAGGACCTAAAGACGGAATCCATAACCGTAAGCATCATGGCATCTTTACAACGTTGAATATCGTTACCGACTAGAGACAAAGCCATATTAGCATACTCTTTAGGATTTTCTAACAACATAATTTAATTCCTCTTTCTTTTTAAATTGGACAGGTGGGTGGGAGTTGCACCCACATAGTCTGGATTTGCAGTCCAGTGCATAACTACTTCTGCCACCACCTGATAAATCATAAGTATCTTTCTTAAGTGTTCTTAAGAGACTAACCAAAGTGTTAAACTAAGTGTTAATCTCTTAAGAATATTATAGTACTCTAAAGGTCCTCCTGTAAAGTGTTATCTATTTCAACGTGTGAAATACTAAACACTTCATCTACTGAAAATTCCCCCATCGTCATGTAGTGGAATGTCTGACAGACTGAGCAAGTGTCTAAATATTCCCCGGTCAAACGGTTTTTAGTTACACTTTCACTATTTGTCAAAGTGGTATCGCATATTTTACATTTCATTTTTTACTCTCCTATAATTGATTTATACTTGGTCTTTACTTCCGAATACGAAAGTTTATTTAAATTAGCTTTATATGCTGTCTCAGCGTATATCACAAGTTCCGGAATTGTCAAGTAATTTATTTCATGTTCCCATAACTCATTGATATATTTATCTTTTTCCTCTTTGTAGTTCTCCATAATTTCCAAGTCTGCCATAGTTTTTAGTCCTTTCTAATTTTATACGGTTGAGAGATTTTAAGTTTACGATCCCGAAAAATATTTTCAATACATTTTTTTACTTCTTTTTCACCCCAATTTTTATAAAGGTGAGCAAGTAAATTATGTGATTGACCGTGGACAGGATGAATATGTTGACCCCATCCATTCGGAGGGGTCTCTAAAAGATTAACATATTCTTCGCAAGCTTCTCTTAAATTAATCATTGTCATAGCTCCAATTCAATCATAACGTGCGGAAAATTCCATTTGAATCACGTAGACGGATTTCAGTGCATCCGGCATTAGGTTCCCCAAAATCGTCTAATGGTTCAAACCCGTCAAAATCACCCCATATTTTACCAGCATAATACAAAACCCCATCATCGTCATACATACGAAATTCAGTTTCATTGTCGGTATGATTTGATTTATCACAAGGTCCGGTTATTCCGTTTTCCTCGCCTTCTCCGATATAATCTTTAGTAATAATCCAGTTATATTCACTAGTCATTTTCTCTCTCCTCAGTTTCAATTTTTAAATCCTAGCATAGTTTATTAGTTTAAGTCAATATCTTTTTTATAGGGTCCAATAACTTTCATCCATTTCGCTATGAGCCATTCACCGCCCTGATTTTTAGGTCTTTTAAATGTCTCAAAATCTTCTATTTCTACCTCGTACCACACACGCCCATTTTCGGTCAAATGTGGTGCATTAGGTTCCGCTCCGGCATGCCAACCCGGTCTATGAGCAAACCCCTTAGTGGGTATATCTTCTGCTGGCAACCATTCACCTAGTGGTACACGCTGTCTGGCTCCGATGAACAAAGGACCTATTGAGCCGTCTTTACGCTGTCTAAATAGTTTATATGCTTTCATAATTTACCCCTTTTCCAGAAAATCAATTACAGCGTCTGGTGTACCGTCAGTATCATTAAACGCTCTAAACAGTTTAACAATCTGATCATTTGTTAAAATGTTCTCTAATGAAACTAGATGACTATCCCCACTAGTTTTGAGATCATGTCTTATTTTGTTAATATTCATATTATCACCTCCTCAAATTAAAATTAACATATTAGAAACCACAGGTTTAACTATGGTTTCCGATATGTCAACCCCTTTTTTTAATGTGTCTTAAAAACTACATTCTTTTTAGCGGTCCAGCATAAACCACACGTTGCACAGCTATCCGTTTTATCTTCTTGTACTGGACATAGGAACGCTTGCTTATTCTCAATTTGAGAAACCGCCATATCATCGTCAAATGATAAAGCCGTCATAGTGGTTAGACTGAAATCACCGGACACACGGACCATGAAGCGATTAGTCCAGCGTGTTCTAAGGATGTTTAAAGCATCGCCTATAGGAGTTCCGGATTTACGCTCAGAATATCCGTAGACGTAAAGATTATCAAATTGAGATAACCATTTATTCCACAGTTCCACATAGTCCACACTGTAGAAATCGCCTAGAATATGTAAACGGACAAGGAAACCATTTTTATGTTTACGGTTTAGTTCTTCTAGTTCTATTTCCATAGTGTCCGTTAGGGCATCATTAGCTTCGTATCGTGTAGCAAATGGCATATTGTTTCCGTAGCACGTAGACCAATGAACGCATGTTTTAGCACAGGTAGCACGTTCTTCTAATGTCACTGTATAGATAGGCATACCTTTAAAAATACCCTTAGTGACTTTTTTACCTAATTTGACATTAGTAGATTTTTTAATCACACGTTCTGTCTTTCCCATGCCGTCTAAAACGCTTTTGACTTTATGGGCATTGAATAGAGATACGCCATTATCGATGGCAATTTGTGTCTTGGTGGGCATTGTGTAGTTCCCTTCTTTTCACTGTTGATACAATAGATAGCACAGTCTCCTATGCTATCCGTTTTATCAACCCCTAAAAAATTATCTCCAATTTTTCAAGTCAAAAATTAAATCTCCGGAATCAACATACCATGTAGGCATTGTTCCGGTGTTAATCAGAGACCTAGCAATTCTTTTATTAATTGTTATTAGTTCTAGTTCATCTGGCCCCATTACCCACATTACAATTCTATTTGATATTTTGACTAGATCAAAAGCATGTGGTTTGGTTTTAATATCTTCTGACATTTTACTTACTCCCGTTTAAAGATTTACGATATTCTTGATTCACTTCGTTTATCAAATCCAGAATTACCCACTCCTCGCCATCGTTATCCATTGTGGCCCTTCTAGAAACAGTGTCCATATCATAAATACGCATAACATGATCTTGAAGAGAGACACGTCGATCTTGTCTAGGAGCATCATCATTATCCCAGTCTATAACTTCACTAATACCCCGTGAACCATCAACGAAAAATATAGTGGTTGTAAAACCTTTTCTTACGAGTTCTGGGTCTCGCCACGCTGACATAGTCTGGCCTAGCTCGTCATAAGGTCTACCAGTGTTCCAGCTGATAACGTCTTCAGGTTTAAAATTGTCAATCTGTTTATTAGTCATCTCATTTACTCCGTTATTTGAATTAATAGAATACGCACCGTATAGACAATATAAGTCCGTGCAATACCCAAATTCACACAGTGAAATATAAACTCAAATGAAACAC